CACTCAGGTTTGCGCCACTCAGGTTTGCGCCACTCAGGTCAGCGTCCCTCAGGTCAGCGCCACTCAGGTTTGCGCCACTCAGGTTTGCGCCACTCAGGTCAGCGTCCCTCAGGTCAGCGCCACTCAGGTTTGCGCCACTCAGGTTTGCGTCCCTCAGGTCAGCGCCACTCAGGTTTGCGCCACTCAGGTTTGCGTTATCGTCAACAGCTGCTTCAACTGCTTTTTTCATCGTGACGTTGTCTGATTCGTACTCAAACAATACGTCTCCGCTGAACCATGATTTAATTTCAATTTTGACTTTAGACATTTTAGTCTCCTATTTAGTTATTGATTCAATAAACTCAATCGCCGCATCACAACCCTTGCAAACGACAGTCTGAATGCCGGCCTCATTGAGCGTTTTAATCCACTTCTTTTGATTTGTTGATGTTACACCTCCTTTCTTGCGTTTCATTTCGATAGCGACAAGACGATGATTTTTACCATAAACACCGTCGCCACTAACAACAGGATCGTCTCCATAGTGCATGAACTCCATCGTTGCGTCGCTATAGTCTGCCGGGACTACCACGAACAGATCAGGCACACCAGAACTCACACCAAGCTTCTTGTTTTTAGCTTTCTGGCTCCACGACTTGGTGTATGTTTCATTCGGTACTCGAAAATGTGGATAACCTTTCAGCCGCAGCCACTGCACAAATGCTTCTTGCTCTTGATCCTCGGTTGGATTGTCTATGTTTGCGAGATTAGGCATTGCTACTTCCTCCTATTTTTAGATTCATTAAGCCACTCTCGATACTCGATCTCATCTTCGATTGCTGGCACGATTAGGGCTGTTAGTATTACGATTGCGAAAATTACTGCAATTATTATGAGCATATCTCTTCAACTCCTCTCACAAAAAACAGCCACCGTGTCATTCCAGTTTTGTCACCGAGAGCTGGTTTTTGAGGTAATATTTTTAGTAATTCTGTGGTTTTAATATCGCGCTCGCTCCACTTCATAGCAACGACGCAACCAGGCTTTACGACACGTAGACACTCGCTCAAGCCTTTACTCAGAGTTTCTTGCCAGGTATCTTTATCTAATTTGCCGTATTTCTTGGCGAGCCAGCTGTTCTTGCCGCAGTTGATGAGGTGAGGCGGATCGAAGACAACAAAATTAAAACATTCATCAGGGAACTTCATGTCTGTAAAGTCCATAAGAAAATCTGGGTTGACTTCTAGTGTCCTGATTTTGCCTCTGTCTTTCATCTCGACAGTTTCGCTGCGGCGGTCGATATACAGAATATTTGGGTGTTCTTTTTCAAAGTAAAACATACGGCCGCCACAACAAGCGTCAAGTATGGATGTTGGAGTAGTTCTCATTTCTCCTCCAAGAGTTCATGATTTCCGTGGATATTGCCGACGACCTCAATTTTCGAAAAACTGATAGATATATCGGTTAGTGATTCTGTAGTGTCTTTAATTGGATTGTACAGCTCAAAGCCGCAATTTTTGAAAACCACAATGCCATATTGCCACTCAAAAACTTCGCGCTGATAGTTAGCGTTGCGATATTTTGCGATATCACCCTCCCGGATTTTATTTTTAGCGATATCAATAGCGCCAGTTTCCTGTTCTACGACATATTTTTTAGGATTATTCAAAATTTCGGCAAAGCTTTTAATCAGTTTGCCATCGCAAATTTTTTGAATATCATAGACATACTGCTTTGATTCAACTAGCCAGCAGCGAAAACGCTTTATCGAGCGCTTATCCATTTTTGTCATTTCCTACCTTTCTTGCGGCGCGCTTTAATCATAGCGCGAGTAAGTTTTCTTTTAGTGTGCGGTTTTTTGGCAGACGGATACGTCATCGGCTTGCCGTCGCAGTGAGAACCTCGGCAAAACTCATCGCTTATATTTCGTACTGGTTTACCGCATATTTGACATGCTGGCCACATATATTGACATCTCCTTTCTCTCTATGCAAAATTAGTGGTTTAGTTTAATTTCGTTACATCATCCACGTCTCGCCATCATCATATGGATTGACGCCGTTTACAAACTTGCCGCAATTAGGACACATTGAGGCAGCGTCAGGGTAACTTCCAACACGATACGGCCTTAGTGATGCCTGATACGCTTTCCAGTTCCTGCTGTCGCCACGGACAAGCAATATTTCGTCATCGCAACAATCGCGTTTTACCATCCACCTGTCGGTGTCCATATTGTCTGTATGGTCAAAGACCCAATTGCACCATTCGATTTTAGGGGTCATTGCGCTCTCCTTATTCCAATCGCCTGTATGGCGTGCTTCTAAAATAAAACGTCATACAGGTTTCAACCGCATAACTGGTGGCTATATAAGGTGATGATTTGACGAGAGGCTTCAATCCTTCACGCGTTAGCAACAATGCTACTGTAGCGTCGTTTCAGTACTCGTATAGTCACATCACAATTTCCGAGCAGCTTTCCATTTTTCATACGGTGCTTTTGGTCAGCTGCCTCGCGACCTGCTGCTTATGAGCGTCTACCTATTCCGCCACTTATATAGCCCTTTGAACAGACAATGCACGTAGTATAGACCCAGAAATCTCTAAAAACGTTCCACGGTTTTCCCCTGGTCGCAACGCAAAATAAATTGACGAGCCCAAGGTGGAGGTCGTGCACACCATCTGTCCAGTTGAGTAGACGATAGGTAGGCTCTCGACTCCTATACTAAGGGTACTGCTATCACAACAGCCCTTCATCTTTCGATGGTGATAAAACTCTTACCTTTAAGTTACTATCATCTACCCAGTTATGCGGTTGAATTGTTAATGTTCGCCCAGTTTTTTGACGTGTGGTAGGTCATTGGTTAATGGTGTTTATGCGTCGTCAGATTTTATCGGCGCAACGCCAGCCACGATCTCGTTTCCGTCCCAGGCATAATCTGGCGAGGATTTTATCAAGATTGGCTCGTCGTACTTGCCGACGTGGATCGTAACGCCGCCCATCATGCCATCGCTCTGCTTGAATTGTCGCAGTGCCTCGATAAGCAATTTAGGATTAACTACGACCGACTTTACGGGAAACGCCTCTGAACTTTTTTGCTCAACGAACGGTGAAAGTGCATTCATTAGAGACATTACGCAGCCTCCAGTTTCTTGCGCTTGCGGCGCTGCTTTTTGCGAAGTGCTTTTTTAGTCACGACGCCTTAATCTCCAAACCTCTCATACATACAATTTTCGTGCATGTCTGGATAATCCTTTCGCTCTGCGTCAGATTTGATGAGTGCTAAATTGCACATACTACATCTGCCGTACGGTGCGGTTTTTTCAAATTCAGCCAGCTCAGTGTCTTGTTTAGGTCTGCGTTTGCTGATTCGGCCGCAAATACGAGCTGCTTCCCGATTGAGTGCAAAGCCTGTTTTACTGCCTCTTGATCTCGATCCACCCTTTCTGCCAATTTCACGGTAGAAGTTTGGGTTTTTCGCGAGAATTGTCGCGGCAGCTTTTCTGCCGCCGGCTTCCGTTCCTGCCATGATTCTCCTTTCATTTATTAAAATGGTATTTCGCTCAAATCAATTGGCGTGTCGAGGTCGATGTCCTCTACTGGCTTAGCCGCTTGGTTGGTTGTAGCCTTTGTCGCTTTAGCATCATCTTCGGCGTATCGCTCAGTAGCTGGCGCAGCGTTATTGCCGCTGCCCTTTGCGTCGCTCAAAAACTGGAACTGGTCGATGATAACTTCAGTGGCTTTACGCTTGATATCATCCTTCTCCCAGATTCTGGTTTGTAATCTGCCGGTTATGCCAATCTGCTTGCCTTTCGGTGCATATTCTGCCAGTAGTTCGGCTGCTTTATTCCAGGCAACGCAATCGATAAAGCTAGCGTCGGCATCTTTGCCGTAGCCATCAACCGCTAGTGCGAATGAGGCTACAGACTTGCCGCTATTCGTCGTTTTAATTTCAATGTCTCGGACGACGCGGCCGATTAGAGTTACTGTGTTGATTGCTGCCATATTTAGAAACTCTTTTCCTCGCGAATCTCCACGCCTGGGATTTCACGTAATCCATTAGCGATGGCTTCGCGGATTAGCTTGTCGCTCGGCTCGCACAAGTAGCGTGGCACTAATTCAGGGTTGGTGACCGTGAACACCGTCTTGGTTTTAATGCCAGATTTGACGGCTGGCTTCTGCGATTTAGCGGCTTTAGCTGCTTCAGCCTCGGCGATTTCCTGCTCACGTTTACGTTGTGCTGCCAGCTTGGCTGCTTCAGCTTCGTCGCGTTCAGCGGTCGTCAATTCGTCTTTACGTGTCAACAGCTCGTTAATAGCTTTAGTAAATGCCAGCTTGATTTCAGCGTGGTTCTGATCAGCTTCAGGTAGCTCAGCGAATACCTGCTTCAATTCAGCGCCTCGCTCGTCGCAGGCTTTCTGGCTGCGTAGTGATTTGGCGTTGGTAGCGAACTTGACGCAGATAGCGTCAACACGTGCCGCTTCCTCTTTTGCCAGTCGCTCCTGCTCCTCTTGATAAGCCAGAATCTTTTGGCTGATATTCTCCAGGGCTTCTTCGGCCGGCGCGAGAACATCCTTTTCAGCGTCGATAAATTGCGATTTGACGCTGTCAAAGTTGCGAGTGATTGCCAACCGTGCGTTTTTGACTTCAGTGCGGTGCGAGGTGATCAGCTTGCGGATTGCGACTGCTTCTTTGGCAGTAGCGTCGTCGGTTACCTCTTTAGCTTTGGCTTGCTCCAAAAGCTCTTGCGATTTGATTTTGAACGGCGATATCGTAGCAACCTGCGAATCGACGTATTCTTGTAGTTGTGACATATTCCTCCTTTACTTCCTGTCTGCTTCAGATTTACCAAGGCGAGCGTTAGTCATTTCGACGCGTGAGCTTGGAATGGTTGGTTTGGCAGCCGCTTCAATCTGCTCTCGGCTTGCCAATGTCGGCGCTGGTGCAATCCACGCGTACTCAGCGTCGCCTCTTACACCATCGACGATTTTCGTGAAGTCTGGCTCGATGTAGCGGCCTAGCCGGCCAGTGCGGTCTTTGGCGACGTACTTGTCGCTGGCTGGGTCAACGATAATCAACCGCTTGGTATCGCCAGTCTCGGTATCATTTATCGTCGTCATGTAACCGACGATGTCCACCAGGTTGACCAGTTCCTCAGATAGCCTTGTGGCTACCATCGGGCGCTTAATGACGCGTCCGTCGTCATCTTTCTCTTGTACGTGCGCCACAATAACAATATGCTTGCCGCTGTCGCGCATGGTTTTCAGAAAGTTTCGCATGGTCGATTTCAGCCAGCCCCAGCCAGCCATGGTCGGGTTGCCGTCACGCTGGACCAGTTTGCTGTCGGCTCTATTTCGCATGTAGGCGATCAGCTTCTCCATCAGCTCGCCAATTGGGTCGATGATCACCGTATCGTAGTTGTCAGTGAGTGCGATCTGCATAAACTCCTGCATATCGTCCCATTTTTCGATCAGCGCTACGTCGGCTGCAATGCCGCGAAGTCCGAAGTATTTGCTACCGTTCTCGCAGTCAGCGATAATCGGTCGTGGTGCGGTGGCTGCAAACGTTGTTTTACCAACGCCGCCCTCACCATACACAACCATTAGAATCGATGGTTTTTCGGTCGGATCTAAACTATTAAAGACTTTCATATTCTCCTTTCTTTTACAGGCTCCAGTCGCCCAGCTCCCTCACCTCCTCGATGAGGAAATTCGGCTCGCTGTCGCCAAACTTTATGATCTCGTCAACACACGTACGCAGCTTGCGTTCGCCGGCTTCAACAAAGTCGATGCCGGCAATCATGAACTGCACGCGGTATGGTGCGACGGACTCAACCACACAGTAGGCAAACTTGACTAGCGCCGGGTCTAACTCTAGGCTTGACGCCGTCACTAGCGTGTAAACCGCTGACTGCAAATCGTAGTGCATTGACTGCGCGGTTTTGAAAAACTTGTCGAACTTTGCGGTAGTTTTCAGGTCGGTTATCATGGCCGATTCATTAGTGCGAATCAGTACGTCCGCTTTGCCTTTCATGTCTACGCCATCGGCGGTGCGAGCATACATCTCATGCTCAAATGTCGCACCCTTAGCAAAAATGTATTGCTTCGCTAGCGGGTGGTTCTCGATATTCTTCAAAATCTGATCAGCGGCTTTGAACATATCCAGAGTGATAATGTGTTTGCCGGCGGCTTTTTGTTCGTTACGCCACGCCTTGGATTCTTTCGAATAGAAGTTTTCAAACGGGCTGATGGCGAATTGATCCTCGCCGCCGAGTATCAGCATGTGAACCAGCTGCCCCAAATCGATAGCCTTGCTGTCTAGGTCTGGCAGGTCTCCACGTTTAGCTGCAACTGCATAATCGATACCGTGATCGAGAATCAGCTTCATTGATGAGTATGACCACTCTGGTCGGCTATAGTAAGCGTCTGCCACTTACGCCTCCCCTGCCAAAGCACGGTCGAGAAATGTCGGATCGATTAGGTTTTCCAATTTTTCAAACAAACTATTTTCGTCCATAAAACTTGCCCTCAATCCACTTCATTCCTTTGTCGAAAATCCGCAACCACTTCGCTGCTTTGACCGACTTATCGAAGTCGTGGTCGTCTAACTCGCGCAGCCTGTCAATCACCTTGTCGAGAGGCTCGCGCTTATGCACCGGCACCAGCTGAACTGGTGATGGCATCATGTTTACGTGTATCTTCATCGCCAAATCTCCTTTCGCGATTTTAATTCTTGTATAGCTTCGTCGAACGCACCGTTCGCAAACAGCACGATTGCCAGCACCGCAATTGCTGCGAACTGCACCCACCAAAGACGCAGATCTGTTGGTTCGCTGATTGCGATTATCGCGGCTGGTAGTCCGACTACCCAACTGATGATTTTTTTGATCTGTTTGTTTTTCGCTGCCATTTTTTAGCTCCTTTCGTTTAGCGTATGAGAGTGCTCGCAGTCACTCTCATACTGGTTGGATATCTTCGCCTGTACACCCTGGCAAAATGAACGTGGTTGCTAATTATTGCTAGCCAACTCTCCGTTTTTTGCCAAAACATACCTCTGACGTTTGATGAAGCTACAAAAACTGAACGTACAGGATTTCTAGCCTCATTTTTACGTCAAATAAAAAAGAATCGACGCGAAGTCGATTCATGGTTGATAGATTTGACTAACAGAGGTAATCGCTGTTTATATCATGTAAGAATATTTCGTGATTTATATAAATCACTGAAAAATATTACATGATAGAGCAAACCGCTCAACCATGAATCTTGTTTTTCCAGTGATGTTAAGGGTCATTTGATGGCGATGGTTGCCGCTCATCTGAACTATCCTCAGTATAGCAAAACGCAAGCGTTCTGTCAATACGCTTGCGTTATAAAATGGGCAAAATGGTGCGAAAACTGTGGAAAAGTCCGCACCATTACCTCTGTTATTATGATGTTGCGCTAAACTTCAATCTTTCAAAGCATGCTGCCATTTGGCCATCCAGTCCGTGCAAATACCGCTGCGTAATCACCGCGTTTGAATGGCCTAGCATCTCCTGTGATTCCATGAGCGTCGCCCCGTTTCGCTGAATGTCTGTAGCAAATGAGTGCCGCAGTGCGTGCGGGTGAAAGTTGCGAAACCCAGCCAGGTAAAACGGCTGTCGCATTAAATGCCGCAGTTCCTCTACGCTGAGCAGCGTGCCGCTCGACTTCTGCCACAGATAGTCATCAATACGCCGACTAACGATCCACTGTGTCAGCCGTTCGCGTGCTTCTCGGCTCATGTGTACCTCACGCCGTCTACCACCCTTGCCAGTAAATACAATCATTCTGTCGGTGATATTTATTAGTCTTAAGTTCCGCAGCTCAGTGATTCGCAGTCCGCAGTCAAACGATAATTTAATCAATAGCCACTGTATCTGATTGCAGTAGCTCAATACCTGCTCGATTTGCTCCCTCATGTAGAAAACTCGGCGGATTGGCTCGGTCTCCTTTTGTTTGACGATGTGGCGGATTTTCAACTCAGGCATCTCCACGCCCATGTCTCTAAAATAGCGAAACATTGCTATCACATGGCAAATTCGCGTATTGATAGTCCGGCTATTCAGACCTCGCCGTGCCTGCTCTGTAATCCAGTCGTTCACCTGCTGCGTCGTAATCTCGCTCAGACTACTGGCTGGCACACTGGCTCTGAAATCTCGCATCACCCAGCGTTTAGCGCTCAATGTTTGGCGGCTCATCCGGCGCGTAAACTCGCAGTACTCCAGATATTCGTCAAAAGCTTGCTCGATTGGCATAATTGTATTTTTCGTCATGATTTTAACTCCACTTAAAAAACCAGTTCTATATAGAATGCTTATAACGAACCTTAAAAGCTCAATTGTATATAGAACCCTCACATTTAATTTTCTGATAATTCTGTTATCAAAAATGGGCGGTGGCGGGCGGATTTGCGCTAATTTGAATAAAAAATACGGCCAGACGGCCGCTTTCATTACGCAAAACTCCCAAATACTCGCATATACCTAGGATTATTGCATAATATTTACATACAGGCAAACGCAAACAAGCCGCTACGCGAGCGGCGTCAAAATGTCAGCAGTGATTGCTACGTTATCAGGTTGTAGCTGTGCTTCATCTGCGCTAGCTTCTCTAATCCAGCGATATTTAGTGGCAATGCTGCCTGCTCTTGCATTTTCTGCTTGTGGCGCTCCTCAGCTGCCTTAGCTTTCGCCTGTGCGATCAGTTTGCGTAGCCAATCTACCGTTTTCGCCAGATTCGCACTCGACCAGATAAACGCGAAGTACTTGCGTGGATTACGTTTTCGTTTCGCCAATTTAATCGAATAATCAAACTCTCTCGCATAATTGATCTGGCGATTTCTGAACATCGGCAGGTAATTATCGTCGGTGATTAGCTTTGTCGCCTTTCCCAACCGCTGCTGCATTTTCTGAACTCGTCGCTCGTCTATGGTTATGTTCCCCATTTTACCCTCAAAATGCCATTTTGCTCTTGACAAACAAAAATAGCCTCTAAAATTGATAACAATTTTTTTGAGGCTAGATACAGACAGCCCACCCTGATTTACATCTGGGCGGGCTGAAAATCCTGTACGTTCACCATCAATTGTAGCAAACTGATTTTGTTTTGTCAACAGAAAACCGCCCCCCATTTTCAGAGGGCGGAAAGAGAGCATGGATGTTCAAACCATGCGCTTGAAGTTTATCACTATTTATTAGATTCCGCAACAGCAACGTCAGCAACGACCAGTCGTCGTATATATTCGCTAACTGTCATATTCAACTCGGCAGCACGCTTGACGATCATCTCGTGATCGCTCTCTGAAACTTTTACGTGTATATGCTTAGTTTTCACACTGTACCTTTCTACCCGATACGATGCCTCGGGCGGGGCTGTTAATTTTTAATAAATAGCATTGACGGTAAAGTATTTCAAGCCGTCGTAGCGAATTTCAGCTTCATCGTTACCGCTCGATTCAATCTGCTCTACTGCCTCTCTGAGTGTCTCTCCAGTGTTAAACACCTCTACCAGCTTGTCATCGTCATCGTAAAAGAATATAGTACCGTTATCTACTACCGCCTCATAGTCCTCATACCTGTCTAACGCCTTCACCGTCTCAATGATATTCTCTAGCATAGCTTCTTCATCTAATTCAATACTGATATTCTCGATTGTAGCGTTCTCCGCCGTACTTCTGCTGAATCGTTTACGCATCTCTCTTCTCATAACTGTCTCAAGTTCTTCTATATCGCCCTTCAAGCTCTTGTCTGTCTCAAAGGTGAACTCTTGTGTTGGTTGGTCGCCGATATAATACCATCCTGTAAATGTTGCCATTTTAATTATCCTTTCTTGGCGGCGATGGTTGAGGAGCTGTTTTTATTTTAGTGTTTGTGTTTTTCTAGGTTTTATTTTCTAGTTTTGATTTTTCGTTTATTTACAATCTCCAATTTTACAGTGATTTTAATTCTGAAAAACTGAAAGGTTGATTTGAACATTTTTACTCTCTTTCTTGCCGCCGAATTGTTAATTGTTGCTTGGTTGCCCCTCAACCATGTCTTTAGTATAGCAAACGTGTTGCCGTATGTCAACACGTTTTACCAAAAAAGTCAGAGATTTTTCGACATTTTTCATCACCCCCGTTAAACCTGTGGAAAACTCACAATATTACACAGTATAGTCCTACCACGACACTTGTCGTCAGCAGCCCGCGGCGACCGCAGCACGTCAGAAGTCGACACCGGCATGAAGTGGATTGACGGCCGCACAATTTACCAGAAGACATTTGCGATGGGCGGACTAAAAGTTGCTGGTAAAACGACGAAACCACATGGCATTGAAAAATTAGATATGGTTATCAATATCCGTGGTATTGCGAAAGAAGACAGTATTGGCGCAACTATCAACTTACCGCACGCTGCCGACCAGCAAGCTTATACAGTGACAGTTTACGCCGATAATAGCAACATCAATATCCAAACATACGCTGACCAATCTGGATACAGAACCTCATTTGTCACTATTCAATATGTGAAAAAAGTCTAAACAATTCCAATTGCCACCCATGAAATCCCATGCCAGGCACCGCCAAATATACCAGTCGTTGAGGCATTAAGTGTCGTGCCAGTGTTCGTAACAACGCCAGATTCAATATTCAAGCCACTGCCGATCACCTGATTAAATTCGCTGATACTGGTGGCTTTTTGACCTATTTTGTAACCAATCAGAGTTGGCGTCATTGAAAACACCTGCTTGAATTGCTTTGGAAAAACAACAGGCACTGGCTGTCTTTTCGTGCTATTTCCCCAGAATTGCACCCAGCCAGTTTGCACTAAGATATTGCCAGTAACGCTCTGGCTGACACCGTCAGCACTGAACGCTAACAGAGATGGCGAGTTGAGATGTCGTGGTAGGACTATATCATTGCCAAGTGCGTCAGAGCCAATCACGCCGTTTTTGAACATTTCAGCCCTGTTAATCCGCCCGTCAGCCAGCGTGGCTGGATTACGCCTATCAGTGATGACAGAGTCGAGAATCGTCGTTGCGCCAGCGTTTACACGTATCTCAGCGATGACTTCATATGGATTAGATGCACCAATCTTCGCTTTGATCTGCGATGGCGTTGGTGCGCTTGGGTTGGTTGCTGGCGTACCTGGAACGACAACGGCCTTTGTGCGATTCTCGTTGTTAGCGACGGCTTGCGACGCAGCCACGTTTGTGTCGATGTAAATCACCACTGCGTCAATTCGCGGATTGGCGCTGTTTGCCGTGGTAACGCTCGCCTGAACAGGCTGCGTGCTTAAATTACTCACCGGGAACGTCGCCGACATAGCGTCGCGTATCAGCAAATCATCAGGCACGCCATTCTCTCCGCCAATCAACACATTCATGCCGACAGGGCTGGACTGACGTACTCTAAAGCCGCTAATCCACGAGCCAACAAAGGCGTTGCCGAGCGCGTGGAATAGCGCGCTATCAGTAGTGCGGCCACCGTTGCTGTTAGGAAAACCTAGCGCCATAGTTATTTTTCGTCAGCGCTTTCAGCCTCAGCCTCGGTGATGTCGACCGTCTCGGCCTCAGCTTCATCATTGGTATTTTCAACTTCTGGCTCAACAACCTCGTCGGCAGACTCTACTGCTGGTGTCTCTGGCTCTGTTGGCTCGCTTTCAGCCTCAGCCTCGGTGGTGTCGACCGTGCCTTTAGCTGCCGAAATGCTCACGTACGGCCCGCTGTGTGCATCGCCTTTGACGAAAATATAATAGCCGTCAACTGTTCGGCGGATCTCGCCGCCCTTATAATTCTGTACTTTTTCAGTGTTTTCCATATGAATCCTCCTGATTATAAATGTACAGATTAGGCGATATTGACGTTATTTGCCGTGAAAAATATAGCGATATTCTTTATACAAGCGAATAACGATTCGTTTTAGTATCATAAACATATTTCTATTATAGTATAGTCCTACCACGACACTTAAAATGGTCAGACTTCATTCAGGCGAAACGAGATAGCACTAGTCAACCAGTTGAGCCTGTCATTTTTCAGTATGGTCGAGCAAGAGTAATAGCCCCAACTGACACAATAGAGACTACGACAACCGTTGCGTTTCCGAAGATATTTAAGAGCGGAACGATACCAGCTGTCATCTGCACATATAGTGGCTACGGCAACGCTAGCGATCCGTGGACGGACGCACCAAATCCATCGTGGGCTGGTGCGGCAATTGGGGCGGTTAACATTACAAACTCATCATTTGCAGCAAGATGTCGTCGCTTTGATGGTGCCATGTTGAGAGGCTCATATTACTTTAGCTGGATGGCAATTGGTGCGGCCTAACTATAAAGGATTTCTTTCCAGTTCAAAAACCGCCTCCGAGCTTTCGAGGCGGTTTTCAGTTGTTCGGTAATTCCGAATTACTCAACAGCTTGCTGCATCTGACGCACTAACTCAACAATTATCGTCTTGGCTGCCGACAGTCCAGCGGCAATCGCAGACAGCGTCGTCGCTAGCGCTAGCGCCCACAACTCACGCCAACTTGCCGCAAACAACAAATTTACTAGGTTTACGCCTGCTAATAAGAATGTTGCGATAAACGTTTGTAGAAACGTCCATAACGCTCGCGCGGCAACGTCTTTGTAGTTAATATTTTTCAGTGCTTCTAGTGATTTCATATTTCCTCCTTATTTTTTCTTGAAAATCCCTAAGATCAGTTTTGCTAACTCCACCATTAGCCCCGACAGCCATCGCCAAAATCCTGTTGGCTTGTCGCCCTCTGGCTTTCGTGGCTGCTCAGGCTTCTCTTCAGGTGTTTCCTGTGGCTTTTCTGGCTCAGATGGCTTTGTATCCGGTTCACTTGGTTTTGGCGATTCTGGGGTCTCTGACGGTGGTGGCGTGGTCACCTTACCCATACTCCGCAATTCGTCAATGGATTTATTCGAAACATTAGCGTCTAACTTTCCGTCATATCCAGGGATAGTTAGTGTCTCTGAGTACTGATGAATGAATGATCCATGTGCATAATTACCTGGATTTCCATAGTTTGGATACCAATCCACGCGGGGCAAGCCTAGTTTTTGGATGATAGCCTCACCACCGTATGTGAATACCTGTTTGCCAGTTTTCTGCAAAACAATGTTGCTAAATACACTGATTTGCTCGACTGTCCCTTCAAAGTCTGGTTCAAGGTCAAGGAATAACAGCTCGCCGGCTTCGTTTCCTAAAGCCTCGATACATTTCACAAAGTACTCAGCGTTCTGCTCAGCCTCTTCCCTGGTTGAAAAATATGGTAGCCAATAAAGTCCCAGCATCTTGCCAGCCTCACGAGCTTTAGTAACAAACAGTTCTGCATCTGGGTCTAGTTTGAACTCGTTGCCGCCGTATTGTTGTCCGACCCAGCCAGCTTTGACAATAGCGCCTGCTACTTTTGGAAATATATTCACTACTTCGGCTGTTTGGTAACTGGAGATGTCGATGATGACATTGCTAAAATCCTGTTCTGGCTCGGGTGTTGGTTCTGGTTCTGGTGCGGGTTGAGGCGTTAGGTCTGGCAGATCATGCAACTCTTTGTCCTCAAACAGCTGGCGACTCATGTATTTGCCGCTGCGTGCTGTTACATACCAGATTGTGTCACCGGCGATTGATTCTCCATTCGTCACGTAGCCTTTCATAGCGATGACATCACCTTGAGTTAATTCCTGAAATACGCCTGATTGGGTGTTTGGCTCTTCGCGAGCATTACCGTCCTCTTCCATCTTGCGATCGGTCGGCTGCATTTCATCATAATACTCAGCGATCTGCCGTCCATCACAACAGTATGAAAAACCTAGATAATCTGGCCCATAAACACCAAACCACCCCAGGATTTCCTCTATGCTGTTATAAATGCCGCGTCGCCCAGCGTGTACTTCGCTGTCGTGGATTTCGATTGAACCGTCGCCACGCTTTCGCATTAAAAATACGTGTCCATACTCCACATATTTACCGCGAGAGAACCCTAAAAATCCGACCACCCACACACCAATCGGTGCGTGTCCAGTATCGATACGTCCGGCATTCAACTCGTTTAGATACGCCGCCCTAGCGCTTGGTGTTCGTGCTGGCGCACTGATCGCGTCGTCCACATACTGCAAGCACCAGCCGCTTCTCGCACCGATATTGATATTTGGATTATAGATTTGTCGTACTGCCATCATCGCCTCCTGTTTATGGTTTATTCACAACTCTCACAATTAAATCGACCATAAAGCCAATCACGGTAATTACTGCTGTCATTACGCCAGCGCCAATCTTGGCTTCGCTTTTGGACAGATAATTGCCTTGCATCAGTTCCACGCGGGCTATCAGAGCTTTCAGTTCCTCGGCATCGGCTTTCGATTTAGCTAGCTGTTTGACCGACTCCGCCAGCCGCGACACATTATCGTTTATTGAGCTCAGCCGCTCATTCAGTACGTCGTCGCGCGCAGTCATCATGATGCCCAATTCCCGCACCGTTTTGGGTGTTTGATTCATCGATTCCTTGTCTCGTTTATTATTCATTCTCGCTTACCACATTACAGATTAGACATATTCAACCCTCAGCTCGCCGTCAGACGTAGCGAACGCGTAGATTTTGAATGTGTTGCTGCCGAGGTCGACCAAGAAATCTGATATATTTAGCCACGTCTGTACACCGCTACTGCTTCGCCGGCGCTGGAAATAGCGAGTAACATCCTCTAGTCCCGAGCCATGGCTGCTGCGCCTGCCAACCATCAGCTTAAAAACCATACCCGACTGATATGTGCTGGCTTTCGGCGTAAATACGATTTTGAACCGCCTCAGAAACGTTGCGTCACGCTTGTCGATCGCCGCTTCTAACTTGATACGAAATACCTGCACGCCGTCAGCACCAACACGCTGTGCTGCTTTCATCTCGGTAATTTCACGCTCGCACCGCGTAATGATTCGCGCCATCGTCTCGCCGTCTATCTCTTGAATCCTCATAACATCCTACTTTCGACTGTCAAATCGACACTGGTATTTGCCACCACGGCACATTTCACCTGCGTCAGCACACTGTTCAATCCCTTTCGCACATACGCGTATGCAAACCATCTGCGAACATGCCGCACGTCGCTCGATATTGGTATTATGTCAATACGCGTTGGTGCTGCACTGTTTATCAACATCTTGTCAATAATCAAATCAGCCAACAAGAACGTCTTATCCTTTTTTGCCGTCGCCGTGATGATAAATGGCACGCCAGAGGCTTGCTGTTGCCCACCAACTACATTAGCCACCTGATTAAAATCCCACTCGTCGTTGCTGGCACTCTCATAAAACACCAGCCCATTTGATGCCATCACCTGGCTAGTCTTGAGGTCGCGGATGTTACGATCAAGTGACGCCAGGATGTCTGCCAATTGGTTTTCAGGCAACATACTCAGCCGATTCATAGCAGGCTCGCTTTCATGCTGAACGACCCCTTATCTGTCCCCAGAAAAATACACTTGGCGTAGACGTATTTTGTTTGCCCTGGTCGTGGATTGTCGATAGTGGCGCTGGCACTAAACACCAGTTGATATGGCACCTCTAATTTATTAATGTCTGGCGTGCTCTGGTCAATAATGCTGCCGCCAATTATTTGTGCACCCGCCAACGTGTCAGGATTGTCACCGATGTAAAACTGCGGCAAAAACAGCACGTAAGGCCACTGTTGTTTGCGTGCGGTGAATGTCGTCTCAATCTTGATTATTCTGCCACCAAGAAAAGCGGGGTCATGTGTGACGGGTATTATTGCGTCGTATTCCTGTGCACTTTTCGTTTCGTAATAAATAATGCCAGAGTTGTTGCTGGTTCTCTGTGTGGCTTTCATTTGCTCGGTGGCACGTAGCAGCGCCCGCAATCTGCCAATGGCACGCCGCTCCTCCACCAGATTTAATCGCTCGCTCATAAGTCGTAATTATCCAGCGTTAGAGTTATTTCCTCGCTCATGTTCTCATCGACCTTGACAGATATTTGCTCGATTCGGTAATAACCGCTCAGTGGGCAAGATGAATACTTATTTTGCTCAACTACGATACGATCGCCTACTCCGATATTATTTAGGTCAAATTGCGTACCACGCACTGTGACGCGTGGCAAATCGACCAGGCGGCTCATCACCGCCACATCAGCCTCGCAGTGTCCCGCCAACGTCGATAGGTTCTTGATGCTATTGTATAGCTGTACTTTTTCACGCAAGATAAACTCCTGCTGGCTCAGTACGTCTTCAGCACTGTAGCGAATTGTCTCCTCGCCCATACCAGAGGCTTTGCCTATAATGTTGTTGTACAGGTTTGCCCCAGACTGCGGCAGCTCCATCCTGATAGCACCAATACCTAGCCCGTCATCAGGATAGTGTACTGTCACGTCTGGCCGTTCGTTGCCGAGTGTTTGGAACGTCTCAAACTTGCGGTCGTAGGTGAACCGAAAATCGAACTTGCCATCTTGCAAATTGGTTAGCGACACCAACGCATCTTTAGCGTTGATGTCTTCCCAGTCGTCCATTCTGTCACGTCGTACGCCGGTGCGGTACTGCCTGCTGCCCCTGGTGATACCAACGTCGCCATTATGTCTATTTTGCACTTCCTGAATAATATCCCAAGCAATATCCGTCGCCTCAATTCCTTTCCAGCGACCGTTCAAGTATCGTGCATCAATCAGATTCAAATAGCCGTCACACTGCACCAGTACTCGTGCGTTGTCGGTGTTCAGGTTGCGGTTCGCCTCCACCACCACTGCACCGAATAAATACTCGCCGTTACGCTTGACTCTGATGTCGCTTACCCATGGCTTCAAGATAGTGTTTGGATTCTCGCCAATCCGACGGCACTTCTCCTCCCAGTCTAGCATTGACATATTAAAATCTAGCGACTCAACGCCGTTGCGAGTCATGCTCCAGTCGATATCTTGGCAAAGCCTCGTAATATCTGCCACCTTGGTCTTTCCGCGGTGCCATAGCTCGATGGTGTAGCGTGGTGGTACATACTCGTCCATTACGCCACTCCCGTGTAGCCGTTGTACCACTCGACGATAGCTGTGCCAGTATCAGTACTGTTTGATGTATTGAAAATCAGCTCATTTAGCCCTGGCACCAAACGCCAGTATTGGCTGCTGGTGAGGTTATTATCGATGCCTACCCCATTTAGCGTCACCTCTCGGTTGTATGTGTCAAATACGATTGTGTCGCTATCTGTTGTGCTGATATTCAGTGACAATATTTCGCCAGTTGTCTGGTTGGACACGGTCGGATTGGTTACTTTGCCAGTAATTGTGATTGTCGGCCAAACATACGTGTTGCCGTCATTGATAGCGTGGTTCACCCCTCCGCCGGCCACCCAGTGCAAGCCGTCACGCTCCCAGAGTAAACCTGTCGGGCTCCACAATAAACCACCGTCACGCGGTCGCTCTAGCGTGATTCGCTGCGCGGCACCGTCAGTATAGTCGTACATTCGCGGGTCGCCAGCAACTAGCTCGATGTCGTAGTCGGCAATAAGCGGCCATTCAATTTTCGGATCAAGAGGCTGCGTCAGTTTGACGACGGTCTGGTAGACGCGTCCGGTTGGTGTGAATAGCTGCACTCGCAGCTTGTCGCGGATTTTAATGGTTCTAGCGATTTTTGCCATCTCGGCGTGCATCTCGGTAAGTCTTCCGTCGTGCTCCACTGCCACGAAAAAACTCAGCGGTATTTGCCGCACACCATAAAACTGCTCATCAACGCTGCCGCCGTCAGCACCAGAGAACACATACTGGCTGTTGCGAACATCGGGGTCACCAAAGCCCTTCAGTGGCGGTGTTAGGTGGGATAGCCCCTGTTTGCTGCCTGCTAGAAACACACTTTCATTAGTGCGCATGTTGGTGATTTGCACGTCATACGTTCTCATGTCTAGCCCCTCCTCATCTGCTGAACCAGGCTGCGGTTATATTGATCGACATCGATGCCGTTTGTCAGGTTGACGGTTTGGTTGATTTGCGGATACCCACCATTAGGGCCGCCATTGTTTTTGCCACCCCAGATATCATCAGCTCTGAGCGACACGCTACCGCTGCCAGACAGCGCCAAATCTGGCGTAATCGATGTTGCTACCCGACCATAAATAGCGTCGTTCATATCGTCCACCGCGCTAAGCACGCCATCGGCACTGCCAGAGATACCTATAGCCATGCCCTCGCCGAGGAACTCGCCGATTTGCATCATCACGCGAGACGGTGAATGAATGCCAAAGAACCCTCTGATGCTCTTAATCACGCCATCGGTGAACCCTTTAATTTTTCCAACTATCCAGTCAGTGACATTGTTGATGCCGTTCCACAACCCCTTAAGAAAATTAACACCGATGTTGAACAAGCTGGACGGCGACAGTACAGAGCCTATCTGGTTAATAACCCGCCAGGTGGCGTTTCCGATATTGCCAATCATGCTGCCGATGCCCTGAACGATTCCGAACATTAGGCGAACAGCCGCCTCGCCCATTTTCACGATAAATTCTGGCTTCGTCACTGTATTAATGATGGCGTCAACGATGCGTGGTGTAGCGATGACAAGCGCGTTGATTATAGTTGGTAGCGCGTCGATAATTGCCAGCAGCAGTGTTATTGTTCCCATGATTATTTGCTGCAACGACTCTGGACTACTCAAAACGTCCACTACTGCATTAACCAAAGCAAGTATCGCATTAACAAGTGCCGTTATTATATCCGGCAATGCCAATAGCAACGACATGAATAATTGCGTAGCTGCCGCAACCAAAGCGGGAACGGCTTGTAGTAGCGCCTGTAGTACCGATGGGAATGCCGCCACTAATCCTTGAATAAGCGCTACAGCTCCTTGCACAACAGCCGGTATTAAACGCTGCATTATCGGTGGAATCAATGGCAACAATTGATCAACCACCTGAGGCAGCGCCATAGCTATACCTCCAATCGACTTCGCGAGTGCTGGCGTTAGGTTTTTCAGGAATGTTTCGAGAGAGGTCATGAAATTCCCGACGAGTTGATCCAAGCTCAAATCTTCGTTGCCGGCACCGGCCAACAAGTCCGACCATGCCGATTTCATCGAGTTAAAGCTACCGCTGATAGTCTCACTTGCCTCTTTAGCGGTCGTGCCGGTAATTCCCATTCTCTCTTGGACTTTATGTATTGCCTCGATGAGCTTATCAAATGGAATATCCTTGACGTTCTCAGCCGTCGCCTTGAAACCTTTGCCCATCACGCCGCTTTCGTTGACTAGGCGAGCCATCTCACCGGCGGTACCGCCATATCCAAGCTTCAGGTTGTCGAGCATAGTAAAGTTGTCTTTCGCGAAACCCTGGTAGGCGTCTTGAATTCTGGCGATATCCGTACCCATCTTGTTCGCGTTGTCTGCCATGTCTGTGACGGCCATATCGGCGTATTTGGCGGCTGCTTCAGTGTCACCTTTCAGCCCCTGCAAGAGGCTGGCGCTAAAGCTGGTGACTGTCTCCATGTACTGGTTCGAGCTTAACCCAGCGGTTTTGTACGCATTTTCAGCGTATCTCATGACTGTATCGCTTGAGTTTTTGAATAAAGTCTCGACACCGCTTACCAGCTGCTCATAGTCGGCGAATCCCTTGACTGCTTTGACTGCCAGCCCACCGATGGCAGCACCGGCGGCAGCAGTACCGACCAAAAACGCCTTACCCAGCCCAGCCGCCGCACTGCCGACAGCAGACAGCGCGCCGCCCAGCTTGTCTTTGATTTTTGTGCCAAGACTAGCCAGCTGCGGCGATATTTGCCTCACCATACCGCCAATTTTATCGGTGACCCCACTCGTTAATTCAGATATACCAGCGCTAACGGTTGACAAGCCGGGCGCGAGGTTAGTGCTTATTGCATTGCCGATTCCACCAAACACGGCGGATATCTTTTGTCCGACTGGCGCAAGAAAGCTCGACATCTTATTGCCCAGGTTTATGAATGGCGCCGCAATAGTGTTGCCCACACTAACGAACGCGCCGCCTATTTTTTGACCAAACCCCACAACGCCGTTTGTCATTGAGCTTATTCTATTCAGCACCCCATCTTTCATGCGTGTCATAGCGCTTATCACTCCGTTGCCAACAGAAGTAAACGCCGTCGAAACTCTCGTGGCGATAGCAGAAACTCTGCTTGTGACCGGCTCGACGAATCTAGCAATACGGTCGCCGACAGCTGCCAGCCCAGCGCCAACCTTGCTACCCAGGGCTGCCACTTTGTTGGTGACGGGCGAAATTAGTTCGTTATTAACGACCGCCGCACTTTCAGCGACCGCCAACCGGATGCCACTACGGATTTGCGCAAAACCGGCGCCAACCTTTTTCCACGAATCAGACATCTTTTTTGTGTCTTTTTCGTGTTCGGCTGCCGCCTTTTTCATCTTTTTCTGAGCGTCGTTAATACCCCTGTCGAGTTCCGACTTGTTCACTCTGTAGGTGACAGTGATTATTCCTTGGTTCATAGTGCTGCGCTTTGTGATATAATTTCTTTATTAAAGAAAGGATTTATTACATGAAAGACGTCGAAACTTTTAAGAAAAGGTCGCTCCTCGGATTTATTCCTATGCTGAGTGGTTTGCCTTATTTCTATATCGGCGATATCAAGACCGGACTCGTATACACCTTTACCCTTGGCTATATGTATATCGGGTCTATCTACACATTCTTTAAGGCCGGTGAGATAGTCGACCGCTACAACACTGGTCGCGGCTACGTCAACACCACCAAACGACAGTAGCGCCATCAGCCCAACCTCTTTATTGCGTTCTCGATCGATGAGCGCATTTTTTTGTAGGATTCTCTATTCATCGACGAGGCTATAACCGACATCAACATCATCGACGATTGATATTCGCTGATTAGCGCCGACTTAGCCATCGATATCGCGTCCGCTGTGTCTAATTCCATGGCGGCGTTTAGGTCATATGCCGGATAGTGCCGCATGATTAAATAAACACGCTCCTCGAAACTCGAAAGGACTTTGTTAACCTGACTATGAATGAATCGCTCGTATTTCTCCTGGTCAAAATCAGGTTGCAAATCCTCGTTCATACTAGGCTTCTACCTCTTGAATGTCAGCACCCTCGGCTGCTAATTTCGCGATGCTCGTAGTAGCCAGACGTAAAACCTCCTCAATCAGCGCGTCAGAATTGTCGGCGTCAAGCTCATTGAGTAGTTCGTATAACGACAATTCACCCTCTACAGTCTTCGTTCGCTCGACAATGTCCATCACGATGACACTGCCGGTGATTGATTCGCCATCAGTGCCGCTAATCTTCAAGCGGGCAGTGTTTGCCTCCATCGCCTTGTATTGCTTGATGCGCGGAATGAGATATTTGTAGTGCTTGACGTCTTCGCCCTCGCCAGACATTTCAACATCAAGCAATACTCGCTTCTCCTTCTGATTTTTAAGCTTAAAAGCCATCTTTTTCTCCCTCTTCGTAGTCTTGTGCTGTAAAAACTACATTACTTTTTATCAATTTAGGTATTGACACGGTGTTTTTAGCACCGTGTCACCCCTGTTACGCAAATGTTAGGTCGCCCTCTACAAACTGACCGTTGACAGTAACTTCGTACTCAGTCAAGCCATCTTCCAGTGACCAGTCAGTGAGTGTTGCGTCTGCGTCTAAAACATAAATAGTATGCTTCGCCTGTGATGCCAATTTAGGTACCAGCTTTAAGGTGCCGGGCACTTGTGTCGAAGAGCCCTTTTTTAATCCAACTTGGACTGCACCACTTGTGCCGACAGTAACGCCCTCTACGTTGTCGATTTTTTCACCATTACTATAAACATGACCTGGTACGATATTATTCAAATTTTCTTGTCCAATATCAGTCACTTTGAATTTCATGCTTGAAGTGAATTTTTTAACTATTTTTAGGTTTGTGCCATCTATAAAATCGCGCGTCACCTCGTCTTTGTCATTATCTGGTTCAAGATCGTGTACGCCCAGAATTTTCTTAAAATTCTTGCCGTCTTTTGTACCAAAATACAAATCGTGTGTCAGTCCAGAATATTCAATTGCCATTGCTTTCTCTCCTTTTGCTTTAATCTTTCAAAACTAATGTTACAGATTGGGCACTCCATACCCCCATCCGTAGTTCAGAGGCTTCATAGGCGCTGTCTTGCATCGGAAATACGCTCACACGAATGAACCTCGCGTCGGTGTATGGCAGTTGGCTCAGCGCCGTTCTCAGCTTGCCGTCAAGGTCGTACAGTTCGGCCGCATCGGCTTTTACTACGGTGATCGTTAGCTCGGTAGTCAACTTGGTATTGCCCAAACTGCCGCCGCTATATTCACCGCCGCTAGCAGCAACCGCCACCATGCCGTCTTGGCTCTTGCTTGCTGGCAATCGCCCGACAAACACATTTTTGCCAAGCTCCCCGCCAATAGCAGTAGCTACAACTTTTGCAATCTCCAATGTTACATTCATCTAAAAAACCTCTTGTAATCTTTCATGGTGCTTCTCACACCCTCGTCAACGAAACCCTTGCCAGTGCCGGCCGTGGTATACTTACGCACCACATGGGTGCCATTCGCACGCCTACCCCGGTTCTGGTACTGCGAGTAGACTGGCTTCCATGTCAATCTGATGGCATCCCTGCCAATTCGCCGTACCTCGACATTGCGAGACTTTAGCGACCCCCTACGCTTGAATGGCGCGGTGAGGTTGGCAACCATCAAGGTATGATTTGCCATAGCGTTTAGCCCCGTTGCTGCCTGGTTCTGAAAGAATCGTTTGACAGCGACTGTATTGTCGACCACCGGCATGATTACACCTCTCTATCGAGCCTTTCCAGCTCAATCTCGACGTGCTGCACTGTGCCGCTAGTGATAACTGCCCTGCCGACTGCTACGTTGGCGACGCGATACACCCGCTTGACACCAAACAGTGTCACTTCGGCAAAATACCCCTCGATCGAGTAGCCAATTGACGACAACCAGCTATCTCGTCCATCCAGATACGCTCTAGCGTCACCTGTCATGGCATCGTAGCTACCACCACGAGTCAAGCCACTTGTCTGCTCGACGATACACTTCACGTTATGTCGGTCGCCTCCCGTCTGGCGATATACACCGTCTACGGGCGCAACCAGCGTGATATTATCGCGGAATATCATAGCGATGAACTCCACGCTGGCTCAGTGGCGTATCAGTGTGGCCAGATACCACGCAACTGCTGATTGGCTTTACAAACTTTGCCAGTAGATCAACGTTTGCCTCAGCGAACTGATCAATAACTTGCTTGGTGTTGTCATACGTCACTGAATGACTCAGCACTGTTTCAGATTTTACGTTGTTGTAAAAACTACCTTGATTAGCTATTGACAGCGTGTCAAATAGCCTTGCAATGAGGATTCTCAAGCCATATGGCACTGGTGTTTCGTACCCCCACGCCGCCTTGACGATGCACCGTCCAGTGCTCAGCGGATCAACCATCTCGATGACGTTGAACCAGCTGGCATTCAGCTCATCGCCTTGACTCACTGACTTGACCACCAGCGGCATACCGCTTTCTGCTGTCACCTCTGGCAATAGACTAGTGAACGGATCGACAATTAGGAAACGTGAGCCGCAGACTGCCTCATACCGACGCGGCGTATTTGCCTCGCCTTGCATCTTGACATCCAGCAGCGTTTCCAGCGTCTCCGTCACCTGCTGTAGTAGCCGCTCAAAGTAAGTATTTTCGGTATCAGAAAGGGGGCGTAAAAGTACGCCCTCGATATCTTCTTTAGTTACCAATGCTGCCATCTCTTACGCCCCTCTCTGTTAGGCTACATGTTTAATAGCCACTGCTGTCGCGATGCCGCTCAAGCCGCCGCCTGCAAAGATTTCTTGCAAGTATTCATGCTTGTTCTGCTTCAACGCAAAGTTGGTGTAGCTCTCGATTGATTGATCGCCGACCACCTTGTAGCGATTGAACACAATCAGATACGCATCGTTGTCGGCGTCGTTGGTGTCGTTAAACCACTGCGGCGTGATTTTACCAGCCAACTCCAAATCCTCTAGGATATTAACGCCTGGCGTATACAGCATGTGACCATCGCTACCACGCTCGTCTTTCAACGAAGTGATGTAGCCGCGTTTTGCAACAATATAGACATCACCCTCGGCTTCAATCAAGTCCATCGCATTCAGAATTGAAGTACGGCGGCTTTCTTTGGCTTTCGGTGTGTAGGTTTTCGCAAACACGTTGCCAGCCTTAGCGTCAGCCTTGACAGACACAAACGATTTAATCTTGTCGTCGCTAGTGTCCTCTAAACCATCTCCAATAACCACTGCACGCTCGATTGACGCAATAATCCGCTTTGGCAACTCTTGCAATACGTAACGCAACAGCGCGCCAGTACTCTTGTTCTTGCGGATAGTCTCTTTGTCCAGGGTGAGGTACTTGTAGATGTACTGACCTTCGAGCACGCGGTTCTCGATAGCAATCGTAGCCTCTTTCTTGTCTTTGCCTGCCTGGTGTCCCAACGCACCGTCAGTATTGGTATCCCAAGCGGTGTTGTAGGCATCAAGTCCAGTTTTATCGACTAGATTCCAAATTGGGCCGCCCGCCTTGAATGCACTCTCAATCGCTTCAACGACTGGTGTTGGGAATAGTTTGTCGGCACCAGTGACAGCCATCTGTACACCGTTAGCCTCAAGCTTGTCCATCCACGCTTCGCGAACGGCTGCCGCACCAGCACCCGCCTGTGCTACCAGCACGTCAGCAAAATCTTCTAATGCCTTTGGCGTGTCCAGGTAATTTACGACAGTACCTTTGTCGACAGCTGCTGGATCAGCTGGTTCTTTAACTTGCATTTTTGCAATGTCTTTCGGATCCATTTCCGTATCCTCCTCAGGATTGTTATCAGTTGGTTCATCCGGTACTGATTGCTCAGCTTCGTCAGTAGGCTCTGCCTCTGGCACGGCTTCCGGTGCCGCTGGTTCGTCAGTTTTCGTTTCAGGTTCAGGTGTATCTTCAGTCGGCTCCGCCGCCTTAGCTGCCTCCGCCTCTGCTTTCGCCTTGATCTGTTCAACTAGGCTCTGCATTGGCTTGGCATCTGCTTGCTTGACGGCCGACATACTGAATGCAAAGTTCATACCCATCGCATTCTGTACGCCCTCGTCTTGCTTCTGCTTCTCTGGTGCCTCAGACACCTCATCGGCAAAACCAAGCTCGACAGCCTTATCAGCCAGCATCCACGTTTCCGCTTCCAACAGCTCAGCAATCTTTTCATCGCTCAGCCCTGTTCGCTTAGCGTAGATAGGCGTGATACCCTCCTCGATTTTCGTCAGCACATCTTTGGCTTTCTCCATGTCATCAACCGTGCCAGCCGCATAAACGGACGGGCGGTGAATCATGATCATTGAGCCTGGCGACATGATAATCTTGTCGCCCGCCATCGCAATTACTGATGCAATCGACGCCGCTAAACCATCAACCCTGACAGTGACATTTCCGTTATGATTCACAAGTGCGTTATAGATTGCTAAGCCTGCGAACACATCGCCGCCGGGGCTGTTAATGACAACTGTCAGATCGCCCGCGTGCTGCTTGAGTTCTTCGCGAAAGAGGTCGGGTGTGACCTCGTCGCCCCACCAGGTATCGCTAGCGATAGGCCCATCGAGTATAAGCTCTTGATTATTCGATGAAACGGAATTGCTCCACTTCCAGAACTTCATGCTTTTTTCCTTATTAAAGTTAATGCTTCGACTCCTGCTTGCCCGTCCAATTTGAGCGTTTTGCTCTCGTCTTATTTCTAAGACTACAGATTACGATTTATCGAACTCATAACGCACCTGGTCGTCTGTCGAGGTAGCGTTGACGATCTTGATATTGTTGACGTGCTTGCACTTCGCATTACTACAACGCACTTGTGCGATCATCTGCGTGACACCCTTGATGTTTAGGTAGCGGCCGCACTTCTCGCATCGCAAATCCAGATCAGCCATCTCGTCATCGATAATTCGCCGCTCAGCATTGAGATACGCCTTGACAACGCGGTACTTTGGGTGGCAATATCCGTTCGGGTGGACATCGTAGCCGTCGTTCTGTGCGAAATTATTGATAAATATGCCACCGTCCCTGCCAATAATTGCCTCATTCAGATTCAGGATTGGCTCATCGACTGCTACCCATTTATCGATTAGCGTTGCACAGAACTCACACGGCTTGCCGGTCTCGCTCTCCATGGCTTTCTCGATTAGCGTTCCTGTTTGGTTTTGCACCTGCTTCATGGCTTCAACGCTTGACAGTGCGTCGGCTCGTGATATCTCAGTGCGAGCCATTCGCTGCACTCGCCACTCATCAGTCTTCATAATGCCACGCAGCTTCTCCTCCAGTTCGGACTGTGCCCAGCCATGAGATGCCGCATAGTCAAGCACGCGGCGGATTGAGGTGGCTGTATCGTCAGCGTATGAGCGAGCCACATTTAGTAGATATGTTCGGTATGCTTCCTGTGTTGATGCTGCCACCACAAAACCCGTTAGCTCGGCAGTAGACACGCCGTTATCTATTAGCAACTGCTTACCGTCCTCAAAATAAATCGCCCCTTGCACAATCATCAACGCCACGATGATCAGCAGCAATGCCTCGGCAAACTCGTTCTGTTCGTCGTCTTCTTCGGTACTGTTTTCGGCCGTCTGGCGCGATTCAGCAATGGCTCGATCAACCTGTTTCTGCATGAACTCCGTCGTTGCGTCATAAATCAGCTGTTCGAAATCATCGAGCGTCTGCGGCTGATTATCGGCTGATGCTTTTGGGCGGATGCCGTTCGCTTCTCCCCAAACCCCCGTGTCGCCAACCTTGCGGCGATCTGGCGCGTCTGCTACTTCGTCACCCTCGTCAACGTCTGGCTTATCGTTTTCAATCTCTGGTGGTTTGTATTCGCCCTTACGCAACAGCTTAAAGTTGTTCGGCAATTTCAACGCATCAATGATACTCTCGGTGCTGTATCCAGCCGCCTCTAGCTTCAAGATGCTATTAATCCGAATATCATCAGCCTCAGCCTGCACTTTGACCTCGTCAACAACCTGAGGAATGGCGAATTCATAAGTAATGGCCATACCCATGCCGCCAGTGATTCGGTTTAATTCGTGCGTCAACTGTGTATAGTTGCGTAACAGCAACGGATCAACGACGTTCTCGGCGAATACCTGTTTTGACACCTGTGCGTTAGCGTACGTCGCTGTGTCATCGATACCTTTCATGATTGCCGACACACCGAACGACGTATCAATACGCCTGTCTACTTGCTTAAATAAGTTCTCGAAGTCAATATCTTTGTTTGGCTGTGAGAATGGCACCCACTCAATGGCCGCACTGCCCGACGGGACGCCAGTCTTTATATTGACTGGACGGTGTGTGTACGTGACATTGTTATTACTACCTGCTCCACGATGAGCATCTTGCAGCATCGCCACACTCTCTTGAAACGCCTGCCGTGTTGGTGCGGTAATAATGAATTGCCCAGCTGGTACTGCCCCGTTCTCGAAAAAGCCAGCCTGGAAATCGGCAATGTAGTCGTCAAGTGTCGCCCAGCGGCGTGAGGCTTCAGACGGCGAATAGCCAGCATATAGATCGTTTGGATCAACGCCACCAGGCAGTACTAACACCTCGTCCTCGGTGAACGTCTGTGTGCCGACGGTGTATGTTGTCTTGCCACCAACTCGTGCAATTCGCGGAAACTCCAGGAACGTAAAGCCAGCAATGTTCTTGCCGCCCTGCCGCATGAAGTCACCGCCAGGCTTTGCCGTGCCGCCATAATTACTCCACACCAAAATGTACGTCTTACGCAGCGATAGCGTCGATACGGCTATCTTCTCGGCGAACGCCACCGAACTGTCAGATTTGTTTGGGTGGTACAGTGCATTGATGACTTCATGCGGCACTTGCTTACCGTTGCCGTCAATCGCAAACGGCCGCACCGTCATATATTTGTTGGCAATCGTGCGGATATTAGGGTAAGCCGTCGCGTAACTACTGGCACGGTAGTGATCAAACATTGATAATCTCTGAAAAGCGGGGTCGACGCCGCTCACACGCCGCTCACCTCTTAATCCCATGGCTGTTTTAATAATTCCCATCTACTTATTGCTCCTGTATAAATAAACCGACCAAAATATCAGCTGTACGCCGACAAACACCACTGTGGCGACCTTGCCGCCGTAATATAGCCAAATACAAAATGGCACGCCAACAAACATCAGCAGTCCTATCCATGCCTCAATGACAGTATCCCTGTCTGGTTTTTGAAACTTTAATTTGCGCAAAAAGTCTTTCAATTTCATATAGTCCTCTAACTGTAAATATACGGATTACATAATTCCGCCCCACTCCATCACCACTTCATGCCGCAACTGCAGCCAAAAGCCCATCAGTACAGAGTCAAATATGTCAGGAGATTTGCCGAGCCGCTTCTTGATTGATTCCTTAGATTCCAACACAAACACCTTATCTTTGTACTCGTGGTGGTGCATCTGCGCCTCTTTAATGAACTCGTTGAGAAAAGGAAAGCTCTCGAGGATTTTCACCTTGCCGCTATCCAACCCCATAGCCAGCATGTACGCCACCTGTGACCGTAAATTATTAAACGCCATCAGCTCCTGTGAACGCTCAGCGTCCTCTCGGCTCTTTGGCTCGTCACCGAATGTCAAAAATGGATCAGGTGCAAAGCCCGACTTAAACACGGCAAACTCAGCACCGCGGTCTTTACCGCCATCGATAACACCAACACCAACACCCACGCCGTCAACCGCAATATTCTCGTAGCCAATCGCAAAGTTATCTGAGTGATCAATCAACCACTCTGCCTGTTTGCCTGTTTCCATCTGTTCGCTTGAATCTTTCGTGATGCTGCCGTCAATCAGTGTCAGGTTCTCCCAGTCCGCCGCCACGCTGCGATCAACGCCATCACGAGCCACGTCGTAGCCGGTCGTTTTGCGTCCTGGCTTATAGCTGCTCACAATCGCCTTAGCAAATATGCTCGAACGGAATATCGTCTTGCTCTCGTCTTGGTATTCCCAATTATTCTTCAGGTACCGTTCAACCCACCATGTCGGGTTGGTCATCATTGCGTCGATATCTGATTGCATCTGCCACGAGTCCGACAAGTCGAACTCGACCACACGAATATTTGGCGGTAGCGGCTCATATTTGCCGTTCCCGCCGTATTTCCAACGCATGTACACCTCTTTAATGTGCTCAACGTCATTTGGGTTTAGAGTGATAATAGCAATGCTTGGTTGTCCGTTAGTATTGCGGCGGCCCTTACGGGATTTAGCCGTGGTGAACATCGTCAGTGACAATTCGTCAGCCTCGTCAATGTGGCTAGCGCTGGCGTTGATACCTTTGATTTTCTGACCGCTCCTGTCTTTCGTCTCGTCCGCCTCCACAAAGCCAATCTTTGAGCCATTTGGGAACTTAATTTCATAATCTTGGCCGTTGTATGTGTAGTCCTCGCCCTCTTTGAAGTTCTTGCGGTCGAGCATTGTCAGGTATGACGGAATCACCGACCGCTTTGCCGTGCTAATATTCTTACGAAACACTGTCCAATATGTCTTCTCGAACGTGTCGCAAATATCTATGCCGATACTCGCCGCAATATCTGTTTTGCCCGTGCCAACGGCACCGATCAGGTAAATAGTATCAACCTCAGGGCAATCGTTAATAATATCGACAACGCTTTGCTGCTTCGGCTTTAATTCTAGCGACATGAGCTACTCGCCTTTCGTTTTACGCGGCTTGATGGTCGAGACAATCTTTGGCGGTTGCTTCTCGCGAACGTTGACATCTAGGTCGACATGGTCAACTGGCTTGCCAAACGCTCGGTCTAGCATGTCCTTAATAGCTTTGTTATCTGGCTTCTGCGTGGCGATGAAATAGTACTCGTCGTCCACACCATCCAGCTCGCCATCGAGAAATGCCGCAATAGTCTCAGGATCGGTAACTTGCTCTGCCGGTAACCGATTGCCCTTGCGGTCGGTCTTTATAACGAACAGCAGCTGCACGCCTGTCGCCAGTCGGAATTGTGCTTCATACAGTTTGTCAGCGTTCCTGGTAATCCGGTCTAAAATCCGCTGCTTCTCTTTCATTCGATCTAGCACTTTTTGGGTCTTTTTGCCCTTGACCCCACCACTGCCTTTTCTGGCACCGCCATGAGTTGACGGCGATGTACGATTACAGCCAGCTACATGGATATCGTAATTGTCTTGCCGCTTATACTTTCGGCCGCATTTAGGACATGATTTGAAGTCATCTTTCATGATTATAATTCTAGAGATTGACGCGTAGTTCCTTTGGTATTGACTGCTCAGAGACAGATGAAATATGCACGCCGTAACTGTTTGCGATGAGCTGTGCTTGCATGAAAGTCAAATCTTTCGTGTTTCTCAATTTGCGCAGCATATTTTGATATGGTTTCTTGTTTCGGTCTTGCCAAGATTGCAAGAGAATGTAGTGCGACAACGGCTTGCATTTTCGCTCGTCGCCAATAATAATTGCTTGTTTTGAAATATAATAAATGGCGACCTGCCCGATCTCCTGACGGTGTCGCCTCGTCTTGTCTTGTTTGTCGATTTTTAGCCACTTAACCATGTTTGTTATCCCTCCTCTACCTCTGAAATATACAGATTAGGCGCTGGCAATCGCGGCCTCCCAACCGCTCAATCTCACCAGCGCCTAGCTATAAAATGCTTTGACTGTTTTATCAAGTAGTCAAGCGTTCCACTTCAGTCATAAACCTCTCAATCGTTCGATTGCTCTTGTGTTTTTGGCGGAATAACAATCAGCTCGTCGAAAGGTAGAATGAATGCTCGGCGCCCCAATAGCTGATCAACCTCAACCACCGCTTCGCTTCCTTTTATCGCAATCACATCGCCGCACATCGCCTCTGTCGGTTCGTCACCATACTTAAACGCAACCCTGTCACCAACTCTAATTCCTGGCGTTTCAGGCTGTGTGCATTTCTCGTCATTACTCTGAGATTTCACGCCGTCAGCAATTGCCCTTGACGCGGCGCTAGCATTTTTAGCTATCGCTTCAAAAGATCCAGCGGCAGGCTTCAGCTTCCAGCTCTTGATTCTCAAAACGTTTTTCCAAGTAAACGACCATCGACGACAGCTTTTAACATCGTGATGCATCTCCGTTTCAATCTCTTCAAGATTCGTGAGACTCAAGAAATAACCTCTACGATAATTGACGTCAAAATTACCGTCCGAGTAATAGATAGCAGCGTCCCTCAGGTTTGCGCCACTCAGGTTTGCGCCACTCAGGTTTGCGCCACTCAGGTCAGCGTCCCTCAGGTCAGCGCCACTCAGGTTTGCGCCACTCAGGTTTGCGCCACTCAGGTTTGCGCCACTCAGGTTTGCGCCACTCAGGTCAGCGTCCCTCAGGTCAGCGCCACTCAGGTTTGCGCCACTCAGGTTTGCGCCACTCAGGTCAGCGTCCCTCA